AAGAGTCATGCTGCGGCATATACCATTATGAGTTATTGGAGTCAGTGGTTTAAGGTAAACTATCCTCTGGAGTTCTGGACCACAGCTCTTCAATATAGTAAGGAAAGCGAGGTGCCGTATCGTTTAGCAGAATTGAAGAAGACGGGTGTTGAGATTGAAGTGCGTCCTCCTGATATCAATTTCAGTGATACTAATTTCACTTGTGACCCCAGTGAACAGCGTATCTTCTTCAGTCTTCAGAAAATTAAGGGCGTAGGAGACGTCGCGGTTCAGAACCTTGTTGATACAAGGAATAAAGGTGGGCAATTTTTCTCTCTCGAGGAGTTTCTCAGTCGCGTACCCAGTAAGGTGAATAAAACGGTTGTAAAATCGCTTATTATCGCTGGAGCATTTGACCTTGTAGAAGGTATCCAGCGTCCGCGTGACCGTCGTGGGTTGTTACAATCGTATCTTGAATCCAAGGGTGATACTCTGCCGGATGAATATAAGACGGAAGATGCCGCCACAAACGCTTTTTGGATTATGGAGCAAAAACGCTTGACGGGATTTGGTGACGTTGATTATGAATCTATGATACGAGATTCTATTCCAAATAAGCGCATAGCAAGTTTGTATGTAAACGACACCGAATTCTTAGCAACACCGGAAGGCAAGCAGGTAGCGGTTGCGGGAAAACTTATTTATTACCAAACCAAGGACATTAAGAATGGGCGTATGTGTACGCTTCAGATAGATTGTAATAATACCATTATACCTATTCTTCTGTGGCCAGATGCTTATGAATCTCTGGGTGAGAACGTTGAGGATTTGAAGGGTTGCACAGTAGCTATCAGCGGCATCGTTAAAAAGGATAAATTCAAAAATGAAAAGAAGATATACAGCGATTCTCATACGCGATTATACGTTATCAGTAGTCATAAGAGTAAGACGACGCGGTATGAGGATTGGTTAGCAAGTAAACAGTAAATCAAAATAGGTTCAAGGATTATGATTCGTAAAATGTTTGAAGGCGCGTATCTGCGTCAATTGGATAACATCGTCCAGTGGAGTGAAATGGACGTGTTTCAACGTGAAAGCGTAAGTCAGCACAGTTTCAAGGTAGCAATTTTTACGCGTGTATTGCTCCAGGATATCTTTGGAGATATAGACGCTGGAGATATGCGTGCTCATCTTCTTGAAGATTTCAAGTTACGGTGTACCGAGTATGCGCTGTTTCATGATTTCGATGAGGCTCTTATTCGCAGAGATATTTCTCATGTGACAAAATACAATCGTTTTAACGGTTCGGAAATAAGGCGGAATCTCAATGAGCTTGCCGACTATCTTGCTAAGAAAGAACTTCTCGTTGATGAAGATAGCGGTAAATTCACTTACAATACCATTATTAATCCGGATGTGTCCGTTAAGCGTTTTGTGAAATTATGCGATTGGCTTGCTATGGCTTTCTTTATTCGCAGGGAGCAGCGGATGGGTAATTCCAATATGCATTTAGAAGACACCACCGTTTACAATGGAGTGCGCGTTGCGGTGGAAGACGTTCGTACCATGTTGACGGATAATGAGTGGTTTAGGAACCTCAATCCTAATCTTACTCCTCTTGAAACTATAATGAATATGATATATGAACAGAGAAATTAAAAAGACCGTTTCTTGTACCCATTGTGGTCGCGACATTACAGTTACCATACCATTTGGTAACAACGGAAGTGAAATTATGACCAAGGAAAGCATTGAAGAGATTTTTGGCGGTATGGCTGAATTGCTTGCCCGCAAGAATCGTGACTACAAAGGCGCTTCTTTTGACCTTGGTCTTACGGGTAACATGGTTCACCTTTGGGATAAGGTGACTCGTTATCGTAATATGGTAGAAAATAACACCAACCCGAATTTTGAAAGCGTGGAGGACACCTTGCGCGATATTATTGGGTATGCCGTTATTGGGTTGCACATCCTTAAACTCGAAAACAATGGATAAGAAAATTGTAAAGATAGGGGATAAAACCTACACTCTGCTGATAAAGGCGTTTGACGATGAAATTGAGATTGATGACCTATTGCGCATTGATTACAGCAATCTTATCGGAGAGATGGTTACTTTCCCCGTCATAGTGAATAGGATTGGCATAATGCTTGCGGAAGCAGAAAGCGCGGTAAGCGAACGCAAACTCAATCTCGAAGTCTTTGAGGCAAAAACGAAGGAGCGCCTGCGTATCAAAATTGCTGAAGAGAACGGTAAAGCACCTACAGTTGAAGCATTGAACAACGCGGTTCTCCAAGAGCCTGCTTACCAGTCCATGCGAAAGAGTTTAATCAATGCTCAAAAGACGCGGGATTACTTGAATAGTGTATTCTGGAGCGCCAAGGATAAAAGTAACAAACTGGACAGACTTTCCCTCACTATTCAAGCTGGAGATATTCCAGAAGAAGTAATAGAAGGACGGGTGAACAGCGTTATATTACGTCGTTCGAAGAAACTTATCGAAGACCCTGAATAATCAACATTTTCAATATTGAATTATGGCAAAAGAAACAAAATCCGCAAACAGTTTGAGGTCGCAGCTCAAGGCTACGTCCCTCAAGAAACTCCAGAAGCAGATAGATGAAGACAATGCTGCTATTGGAGCAAACAGTAACGAGTATCTGAATCTGGAGGACGGCAAAACCGTAAAGATTCGCATTTTCCCTGCTCATCCTGGTGAGGAAAACTTCTATGTCGCTAAAAAGTGCTATTGGCTTACTATTGCCGGCAATGATGGTGACCCTCGTCGTATTCAAGTTCTCGACAGCCGTCTTCATGGTGGCACCAAAATGGACGTCGTGGAGGAATACACCAAGTATGCCAAGCGTTTCTGCAAGGGTGATGCTACCAAGCTTGACGCAATTACGGGTCAGCGCGATAGCTTGAATCCTTCTTACAGCTGGCTTTGCTATGCAGATACCGTTCGTGAAGATGAGCAGCTCCGCGCTCGCCTTTGGGAAATGCGTAAAATGGTCCGCGACGCTCTCAACCGCATGGCTTTCAGCGAGGACGAGGAAGAAGCCATTGAGGTAGACCCTTATACTGATGTTGATGAGGGACTTCCGGTGCTGGTAACGTACCGTAAGAATCCCAACAAGAAGAAGGGTGAGAACTTCTATGAGGTATCCTTCCCCAAGAAGGTTAAGGCTCGTCCGCTCACCGATGAGGAAATTGAGTATTTCATGAGCCTTAAACCTCTCAGTGAGATTCTTGGCACCTATGGTCTTTCTGACTTTGAGCGTGCTCTTGAAGGTCTTCAGAATTTCGATGAGGAACATGAAATTGGCCTCTTTGAGGATGAGGATTGGCTCGCACATCTGGAAGAAATCCGCGCTCAGTATGATGCGGATGGCGGTGACGACGAAGAAGAAGAGGAAGCACCCAAGGCAAAGAAGACAACAGCCAAGAAGCCGTCTCCTGCTAAAAAGGTAGAAAAGCCTGAGGAAGAGGAGGAAGAAGATGATGAGGAGGAAGAAGACGAGGAAAAAGAGGAGGGTGACGAATTTGATGATATGGAGCGTTCTGAGCTCAAGAAATACATCAAAGATAACGACCTCGACATTACCGTTAAAAAGTCTATGACGGATGATGACCTCCGTGCCGCGATTCGCGCTGCTTCAGCTACGGCTGAGGAAACCGAAGAGGAAGAAGAGGAAACAGCCGAAGAACCTGAAGAGGAAGAAGAGGCTGCACCCAAGCTCACCCTTGCCGACATCCGTAAGAAACTTGGTAAAAAGTAGCATGAATTCAAAACATTAAAGTTGTCATTGTAAGGAGATAGCGGTAAGCGGCAAGGAACCGTTTGCCGCTATTTTTTCTAAAAATAAGGTTTGTTATGGCAAAGAAAAGTTTAGTTGATAAAATCGTTGAAAAGTTTAACAGCGAAGACGTTATTAAATTCAGCGATAAGGACGGATTCAAGGAGATGAAATCATGGGCTCACAGCGGTAGTCCGACTCTCGACTTCAATCTTGGTACGTTTGGTTTTCCCACAGGTATCGTTGAACTTGCCGGCATGAGCCGCAGCGGTAAAACAACGCTGGGGTTGATGGCGATGAAAAGTTTCCTCAAGGAAAATAAGGACGACGGAGTAGCGGTTATTCTTTCCAGCGAAAATCGTGACAATAAGGATTACGCTCTCCAGCTGGGATTGCCCGTCAATCGTATTATTATCGTCAAGGTGAAATACGTTGAGGGAATGTTTATGCAGGTGAAGAAAATCATACGCGACGCGGATGAGATTCTCGCTGAGGATAAAATGACTCCCAAATTTTTCTTCCTTTGGGACAGCCTTGGAGCTACGTTATCAAAAGCCGAGGTGGACACCATGAACGAAAATAGTGAGCGTCTTGATAAAGCTATCTCCAAAGGCGAAGACATCGATGATTTTGAGCTCAAGAATGAAAAGATGATGGCGTTTGCTAAAGAAGCAAAGAAGTTCGCCAAGAGTATCATGTCTGAAATGTACAACCATGTTATTCATTTTGTGATACTGAATCATCAGTATGAGCAATCTAATATGGGTATCACTACGCGCAAAAGTACGGGAGGTGAGTGGGTAAGCCTTCTTCCTTGTTTACGGTTAAGCCTCAAGCTCAAGGGGCATGAAAAGATTGACGAAGTTGAGGTTGCTCAAATTACGGAAGTCAAGGTTGTGAAGAACGATTTTGGTAGCCGTAAGAAAACCGATATTCGCATACTGTTGGGGTATGGCGTTATTCTTTCTCAAGAGGACATTGATTATGCCTTAGAAGCAGGAATCCTCACCCAGGAGGGTAAGAAAAAAGTTTCGTTCATGGGCGGTAAGTTGAGTTGGAGTAGTCCTCGAGAATTATTCAAACTTTACACCGAACGCAATCCGCTTTTGACAGTTCTACACGCTAAAATTCGCAAGGCTATGCAGAAGGATTTGATTGAACAAAAAAATCGTCTTGCTTTCAATGCCAGCGAAGATAGCGATGAAGAAGAATAGGGGGGTGCGCATTTCACCACACGGTTACTTACTAATATGAAAAAGAAACAAAATAGTAAACCGTTTGCCATTGTTGTTACCGATGTTCATTTAGACAGAGGGAATAGTGGTTTGGTTAAGGATATTTTTAATCAACTCATTTCCCTTTGTCATGAACGCGGTGTCAGTAATGTTATTTGCGCTGGAGATGTTTTCACTACGCGAAGTGGACAACCTCTTGAGTGTCTTTCCGCTTGGCAAGAAATACTTGGTATCTTGCGGGACAACAAAATAGTTATTGACGTCATTCCAGGAAATCATGATAAGACAGACGGGAATGATGAATGTAGTTATCTTGATGTTTACGACGGAGCGTTCCGTTGGTTGCGTCTCCATAGGGTTGGAGAAGCGGTTTGGTTTGGTGAGGAGGAAGATATTTGCGTTTGGATGATACCTTATTTCGGAACTCAGCGTTGGATGGAAGAATTTGAGCGTATGAAGAAAGAGGAGGACGGGGGTGGTCGTCTGAATCTTTTGGTAACTCATATGGCGTTCAACGGTGTCCTTAATGCAGATGGAAGTGAGGTTGGAGACGGTATAGCTCCTTCGGAGGTATTTTCCTTTGATTCAGTAATTGTCGGACATTATCACGACCGCAGTGACGTGGGGCGTAATATCCATTACGTTGGTTCTGCTTACCAGAATAATTATGGTGAGGGGTGCGTTGATAAGGGGTTTGCGGTTTTGTACGAAGACGGTTCCATCGAGTATGTTCAAAGCTGTTTTCCGCGTTACATAAAAGAAACAATTCAAGCAACTGACCGTGAAACTCTTACAAATCTTCTTGAAAAATATGGGGATAAGGAGGGGCGCGTTGACCACGTTCGGTTTGAATTTGTAGGGAAGAAAGCAGACCTCGAGAGATTAGATGTCACTGAACTTCAAACTCGGTACGGTATAGATTGCAAGTTTTCCAGTGTAGAGGAGCGTGAGGCAGTTGAGAATGCTACCGGAGAGGATGTTTTGAATTATGACGTTTCCTCGGTTACAAAGAACTTTTATCGCTTTTGCGCAGAAAACAATATACGGGGCGCAGAGCTCAAATATGGCGTTGGACTAATAAAGATTTTGAAATGTGGACTCCGATAAGAATTGAGATGGTAAATCTGTTTTCCCATCCTCATTCGAAATATGAATTCAACACGGGTGCTTGTACCGTTATTTTTGGACGAAACTTGAGTGACCGTTCGTTGGAAAATAATGGCGCTGGTAAAACAACTCTTTTTGAGGCGGTGTGTATAGCGCTGACGGGTGATAGTCTCCGTAAGATTGACAAAGAGATTTTTATCAACGACGAAGCAAATCATTGCGACATTACGTTTGAACTTTATAATGCGGTTCTGAAAAGCTCTCTTCGCATTGAACGTCATTTTTATCGGGGCAGTAAAAGTAGCCGTGTAGAATTGTACGAGAATGACACGTTGAATACCCAGATGACTTCTGTTGCTGAATGCAATAAGCGTATTTTAGAGTTGATGGGTATTTCCCGTGAGGATTTATTGCGGTATTACATTATCAGTCAAGATAATCATTATACATTTTTCAACGCTACGGATGGTGAGAAAAAGGAAATCATGAACCGTATTACCAGTGCGGATATGATACTCCCCGTCATAGAAGAGATAGATACACGCATTACCACTTTACAAGCAGATAGGGCGACCGTTCAGCGCGATGTGGATAAGTTATCCGAAAGGCGCGATACGTTAGAAGAGCAGGCAGAGGAAATGGTTTCTGCTAATGCTGATGACGGAGCTGCTTGGACGGAATTGGAGGAGAAAGCAAAAACCTACGATACCAAGGCGCTGGAGGAACATATGGCAGCGCGCAATATGACTTCTCGGTTGGTTTTGGAAAAGGCGCGTTTGAATGAAACAAAGGGGGATGAATCGGAAGTTGCTAAATGGGCAGATAAGGTGTCCAAAAAGCGGGAAGAAATTAGCGCGGTAGAAGAAGACCTTGCTGAGTGTTCACGTATCTTGCGTGAAATTAAATTGTTCTTATCTGGCGAAGTTACCTGTCCTTCTTGTGGAGAAAAATTTGTTCCCAACGGCGAGTTAGATTTAACTCACGATGAAGCAATAGCGCTCCAATCCCAGACTCAAGATTCTATGAAGAAATATGAGGAGTTGAAGAGTAAGAAAGAAGCAAATTTGAAAATCTTCAAGGAAAAGAAAAGAGCAGCGGAAGAGGCAGTAGATGTTTATAATAAAATTAAGCGTTCCGTCAAGGCGCTGGAGTTGGAAATGCAGAGTCATTCTGACGCTGCTGAAAATTATCGTAAGCGTGCTGAAAAGGCGCGTTCTGACGCCAAGGCTTTGCGTGAAGATGTAGCTTGGAAAAAGCAGCTTGAAGATTTACGGGGTAAGATATCAGAGACGGAAAAACGGTTAGACCAACGTCAGCGCGACCTGAAACCGTTGGACGATGAAATATCGCTTTTGAAATTTTGGAAATACAACATGGGGCGCGGTGGCTTTCAGACGTACCTTGCCAACAAGAGTGTGAGTGTAATAGAGGGTGCAACCAATAGTTACTTGGCGCGTTTTGGAGTTGATATTCGTGTTCACATTTCTGGGTTCAAAGTATTGAAGAGTGGCGACGTTCGTGAGAAAATAGACGTTTTTGTTTCTAACGATGGTATCGAGTGGAGTGCGTTTATGGGTAAGAGTGGCGGTGAGAGGGGGCGCGTTACGCTTGCCGGAGTTCTGGGAATACAGCGTCTTATCAATCTTTCCACGGGCGGTCGCGGACTTGATTTGTTGCTGTTTGATGAATGCTTTCATGGGATGGATAGTAGGGGTCAAGAAAACATTATCAAAGTGTTTGAAAAAATGGGGTCAACGATACTGGTGATAACCCAGGATGTCTCTGAAAGTTTTAACAATGAGAATACCTTAATGGTGGTCAAGGAGGGAGGAGAAAGTAGATATCTTTGATTTTACAAGGTTTTATAATAGGAGAAAAATAAAGGTACGCGAAGGGACTCAACGCACATATGACTACATTAGAAGATAAGACTTGGTCAAAACATTATTTCAAGCCGAAGATAATAACCATAGACCCAGGAAAGGCTGGCGGAATAGCAGTTTACAGCGTGGATGATAGCGCTGTAATAGCTTTAACCACTATGCCGGAAACTCCTACAGATTTGTTTAATTTTTTGAAGCGTTACGCCAAAAATTCTCGTGTTTATATGGAGTTGGTTGGCGGGTTGCCTAAAATGGGCGGCAGCGCTATGTTCAATTTCGGTAAGGGGTTTGGTCATCTTGAAATGGCTCTTATTTCTCTTGGTATTCCGCTGACAGAGGTACGTCCTCAGGAATGGCAGAAGACTCTTGGAACAGGCACGAAAGGCGGTAGAACAACAAACGAATGGAAGACGCGTTTGAAAGAGATAGCTCAAAAGCGTTGGCCGTCGGTAGAACGCGACTTCGGATTGAAGAACAAGGGTCAGTGGTTATCGGTGAGTGATGCGTTGTTAATTTTAGAATATGCTCGTTTGAAAGAAAAGGTATGAAATACGTTTGTGAAAATACAGAATGTTCTGAATACGGTAAGGAAGAATATTTGTCTTCCGAGACCTACGGGTTTAAGGGCGACCGCTTGGTAGGTAAGCACGCTCCGTGTCCAGTTTGCGGTGTAGAACGTCGTGAGATAAATCCTGCGGCGAACGTCAGCCCAGCGGAAAAGAATATTGGGCTGTTGAAATTTCAAATGTCATCACCGGAGGGTAGGCGTGAAATTTTGAAGAAACGAAGTCACGAGCATTTTGAAAAAGAAATTCGTCCAGAAAAAGAAGAGAAGTTGCGTAAGACCGTAGAAGCCTTCAAGGAGGCAAGCAAAAATTAAATAGCCATAAACCTTTTGCGTGTACATTTTTCGTCGTATGGGATTAGAATCTAAATACTTCAAACATGATTTTTATTATGATAACGCTCGGGTGGAGCGGTTTATAGAAATCATCAAGAGTGAGGATTCTTCTCCTCGTCGTCAAGCCGCATTCAAGAATGTGGTATTCAAGATGATGAAAGACGTTGTTAAGAAAAATATACGCAACTATTTGAATTTGCTTGTAAATGGTACCAGCATTGATAAAGATGAAATACCAACAACGGATGAGCTTGTAGCAGACTGTTATCTAATCTTTGATAAGTGTCTTACAAAGTACAAGTTGGGTTGCGGGTATAATTTTTATTTCTATTTTAATAAAAGTATGAGCCGTTGCTTCTATCGCGCTTGGACGAAAGAAATGGCTCGCGATAATTCTTCTGTTGAAATAGGCGATGCGCTGGAAACCGTTAATGAAAGATTTCATACGAGCAAGGAACACGCAAGTAACAGTATGAGCTTGCTGTTAAGCTCTTTTGATTTTTCAGAATTAGAGTTGAGGGTTATAAAGAGCCGTTTGGCGGGACAAAAAACGAGCGAATTTCTTCAAGCAAATACCGATATAACACACAATCAATATAGTAAGGCGCTCAAAATTATCAAGGAGCGAATTCAGAGTTTTAGGGATTTAGGTGAAATATAAAAACGCGAGTGTATATGTTAGTAACGTCGGTTCAAATAGCAGCAATAAAGGAAATCAATCGCCAAGGGTTTGATGTTCTTCAAATGTTCCAACCTGGGGTGCCGGAACCTATTTTCTTCCTTGTTCATCGTTTTCAAGAAGCATATTTCAATACCGCAGCCAGCGTAGAATACAACGTTCTGGAGGGCGTGGAGATTACAACTTTTATGGAGCGAAACGCTTCTTTTGCTCACAACGTTGTAGATTTTGTTAATAATTTACAACGCACCGTGGAAGAGAGTCCTGTTCAGAGGGTTCAGTTCAGTAAAGAAACCGTTTGGTACAAGTGGTCGCTTGTTACCGATTCAGCAGCACCTTTGAAAAGATGACACCGTCTCGGTATCAATCTACAATTTATAAGGCGTTTCAACTTACATCCAAGGACATAAACATTTCGGCTGTCGCAGGTAGCGGCAAAACAACTGTTCTCTTGGAGTTGTTGAAATACGTTCCTCGTGGTGAAAGCGCGTTGTTTTTAGCGTTCAATAATTCTATTGTTGAGGAATTACGGCAACGCAACAAGCGAGCCGATGCCGTCATTATGACTATTCACAGTTGCGGCTGGCGCTCCATCATGTTAGCTTATGGGAATAAGGTTCGCATGAATCCTAATAAAGCAATTGCTAAAACTGAAATTGTTATCAAGGAGCGCGGAATCGATGAACGACGACGCGGTTATTATTTCTACATAATTCCGCGCATTGTTGATTTGATGCGTTGTAATCTGTGCATCTCCGACCGCCAGGAAATAGACCGTATGCTTCTCCACTACGATGTCAATGCAGATAAGGCGGATGTTGATATAGCGATACGTGTTTTTGAACTTATGAATCGAGACCGTCGTCAATTTGATTTCATGGACATGATATATGTTCCGCTGGTTGATGACCGTGTTCGTTTGAATAAGTACGATTGCGTATTTTGCGATGAATCTCAAGATTTCAGCCGTGCTCAACAAGAATTCATTCGTCAGTGTATCTCACGACGTGGGCGTTTAGTTACGGTTGGGGATGCTAATCAAGCAATTTATGGCTTTGCGGGGGCGGATGCAGACAGCTATCAGCGACTCGCTAATCTCCGTGGACGCAGTGCGCGGTTGCCGCTGAGCGTAAGTTATCGGTGCGCTCGTAGAATCGTGCAGGAGGCACAGGAAATCGTCCCTGAGATACAGCCTGCTGATGGAGCAGTAGAAGGGCGCGTTGTTCCCGATGGGACGCTTAAAAATCTACGCAGAGGTGATTGGGTTTTATGCAGAAATTTACGACCTTTGGTTGCTGCTTATATGTGGTTGCTGAAAAATAAGGTTAAATCCCATATCAAAGGGAAGGATATTGGAGAAGGCATTCTTGCCTTAATTATTAAGACAAAGGCAAAAACATTACTGGAATTGAGTGCAGCGCTGAAGGCAGAAAAAATAGCACTGGTAGAAAAGCTCATAAGGCGCGGTGTACGGCATCCCGCTTATCACCCCAAAATGGAAGTTCTTTATCAGCGCACGGAAGTTATAGAATTCTTATCAGATGAGGTTGAAACGGTTGCGGAATTAAAACGTCTCATAGAACGCATTTTCACTGATGAAGAGCGCGGCATTATGCTATCAACCATTCACAAGGCAAAGGGGTTGGAGAATGATAGGATTTTCTTTCTTTGTCCAGAATTGATTCCGAGTAAGTTTGCGACGCAAGATTGGCAATTGGAGCAAGAACAAAATTTACGATATGTAGCAATAACTCGCGCAAAGCAAGAATTGATATATGTTCGCGGAGACCAATTTTTAGCGGATATCCAGAGCAGCGTTAATTTATAGCATGGAAGATATTAAACATCAAGTTTGGGATGACGAGCTAAATAAGGGTGTGGAAGAAATTCATCGCACCCCAAGACGCTATATTCCTGTGCCAAAAGTTAATAAAAATAAAACCGTAAAACAAAATGGAAAAGACGACAAAAACAACGGAGAAGACATTTCCCAAGACGCTTGAGGTTGGAATGAAAGTCACCGCCATGTGTATGGGGCGCGAAGTTGGTAACTACGTTGTTACCGAAGTGACTCCTCATATGGTTACTCTCAAAGTAGAAAACGGTCAAGATGATAGAACTATTCTTGCTGACCGAAAGGTTGGAGAAAATGGTTTGGTGACCGTTAATGTGGGAGGAGTTAGAATCCAAGCAACAGATTATTTCGTTAAGCCATATGATGAAGAGTAGATTCCTTTTTACTCCTGATTACATAGAAGACCTCCATCCCAGTGAGGTCTTTGTTTTCGGTAGCAACGCTAATGGTGACCACATTGGTGGCGCTGCTAATTTAGCATTTCAACGCTTTGGTGCTGTCTGGGGTGTTGGTGAGGGGTTGCGCGGTAATAGTTATGCTCTTCCGACGCTTGACCGAAATATGAGGCGCGTGAGCTTGCGTTCATTAGCGTGGTCTTTTAAGAATCTGTTTAGAGAGGTAGACGCCAATCCAGATTTGATTTTTTTACTTACCAAAGTGGGGTGCGGAATAGCGGGATATGCTCCTGCGGATGTTGCGAAAACTTTTTGGGGCGCGGTTACTGAATTTTATGAGGGCAGGTGGTCAACAAGGGTAGGATGTTTGCCTGAGAATTTAGTAATTCCAGAACAGTTTTACAATTACATTCCCAGACCGTATAAGGCGAACGCAGATTTCGACCGTTTGAACGCAGACCTTCTTTTCATTACAAGACAGATAAAGCGTACGGAGGAAAAGGTGTCTTCCGCAGAAGACCCAGAAGAATACGAGCATTTACAAGATACGCTGAGAGAGTTGGAAAGTCAACGCAATTCAACGCAAGATGAAATACGAAAGTTCATTCGTGAAATCATAGGCGTAAAATTGTGATTCTTGAGCGTTTTGTTTGATTATATGCGTTTTGCTTAAAAAGCGGTGTTTTCTCAATAGCACGCAAAGGCGACAACATAAACGCAATTATAATTTATGTACTGCGTTAGCGTTTTACGCAATAAATCGTAAATAGAAAAACGGATGGCTGAAGAAAATACCAATATTGTAATTCCGGAGGGAACCGTTCCTCCGGATGTAGTTAATGTAAAAGAATATCGTAAGTATCTCATTTTGCTTAACAGCCCCATTCTCCGTAACACTTCATACACTACGTCTGAGGGGGAGGTTTTGAATATAGCGATGCTTCCGCATTATCTTAAGAGGAGAATTGCTCATCTTTCACCACAAGAACAAGAAGACATTCTGGATTTGAAATCTCGCTACAACGCTATGCGTGCAAAGGTGACAACCGCCAAGGCATTAGCATACGGTCATAGCGGTAGGCTGGGTGGACGCAAGGCAGAAGAGTTGACGTCGTTGGTTCCCAGTCCATTTCAAGCAGACGTCATAGAGCTGCTTGGGCGTATGTTCACCGTTCCAGAAGTGGTTCGTATAATGGGGGAAGAGAACGGTATAATGGTCACGGAAGACGATGTCCAAGATGTTCTCAAAAACCACATAACAGAAGTAGAACGTAAGCGTGAAGAATTCCGTACCAAAGTAAGCGATGTTCGGTTGTACAATAAACGGGCACGATTAGAAGAATTGGCGTGGATGTATAGTCAGATGAAACTCCGGTATATTGCTCTCAATACGACAGACACCTATAATAGCTTGTTGCGTACGTTAGAGCAAATCCGCAAGGAAGCAGAGGGGGACATTCTGAACATTAAGGGGGCGCTGGACGTTAATGTGGAGGTTGAGATTCAAAACCACATCAAGAAAGAAATATACGCACACGTCAATCTCATTGAGGTTATCCTTGGTCGCGTGGCTGCTCGCATGAATTACGACCCAGTCAAGCTGATAGCGGGATTGCACAATAGTTATTATGCTAAATTTGTGGGAATAAGCGGAGATTTAGATGAATCTGCGGAAATGAAATATCCTTCTTCTTCGCCGTATGATTTTGCTGCTATAGAACGCACCGCTGACCACGATGTTATAGTGATGAAGCCGGAAGAGGTAACTCCCCAGGAACGTTCTACGGCTGCTAATGTTCGCGAACTATTTTTGAGTAAGATACGGAAGCAGAAAGATGAAGCAGCACAGCGTCAAACGCGATGGGCGGCAAGCGGATTAAAGTCAGAAACCCAAGATTCTCCGGAAGATGTTGAGGGTTACTCTAAACCTATTAAGCGCGGACGCGGTAGCGGAAAAGACGCGACTCCGCCCAGTGTTACCAAAAAGGGGGCGCAGAAGGGTAGAGATTATTACAGCGGTGCTTCAAAGAAGAAAGAGGATTAATCTTTCAAAGTTATAGATATTGAGTTCGTTGATGCCAAGGAAAGGATATTCGGACACGGGTTCGACTCCCGTCTGCTCCACGAATCCCTGAGCGGAAGTAAGTGACCAGATAAAAGCCATAAAACCGCTATGCTACGGAAGCACATACCGTTTAGGAATTCTGGTGGAAGTGATGTTTGTAAGCCAAACATGCCGCAAGGCTCTCGCTGGTATGCCGAGACCCCAAATGCATACCAAATATGGGGCAGTTCTGGTTTTTGACGGTATCGTGAGTACAAACGCGGAGAGCTCAAGGCAATTAAACGCCAAAAACATTTTCAAGAGAATTTTCAGCCGTCCTCAGGCTCGCCTTGCAATGGCTGCCTAAATAGCACGCTGAAATTCCGCTCGGGGTAAGATTCTCAAGGAGGTCTTGCTCCGAGTTCTCTTTTTTTTGTTCCCCAGCGTTTTATTAAGTAACAAGAACACAAGGCAATGTCAGTAAAAAAGACAATGTACGAACAGTACAAAGAAGCAACGTACCATTTCAAAATTTATGATTATGGTACGGGAAACCTCATACCAGGATGGTGTAGCTGTAGAGTTTGGGGTGAAACCGAAAGACAATACAGGATACAAATTTGTGCAGCTCTTCCACGTCATGCAATAGGTGATTACATGTGGGTGCGAAAAGAGTTCGTAAAGTTCAAAAGTTAGAGCCAGTTTCTCCAGTAGAATACTGGCTTTTATTGTAAAATAGTAAGAAACCAAAAAAATTTTCTAAAAATTCGCCAAAAAATTTTGAGGTTCCGAAAATAGTTACTAACTTTACGGCAGGTAACAATTTTAACAACTGTAAAACAAATCGGTATTATGGAAACAAATTACATTCCTCAGACAATTGCGGAGCTTGACATTCGCCTGACTTCTCTTGAAGGTAGCTATTGGAATCACAACGGTGCTTATCAAAAAGAAGGCGATGAGCTTTTTGAAAAAATGGTGCCTGCTTCTGGCGCTGCTGAAACTCTGAATGGTGAGCTCATACGCGGTATCAATCGCTTGTACTACGAGTATCTCAACAATGGAAACTGTAATGCGTGCGAAGTGACGTGTGTTGGGGACCACGGCTGGTGGGATGAAGAGACGGAAGACCCTGATGAGATTGAGAGCGTGGAGATAGACGCTTACTACGGTAAGTTCCTTGACCTGATTTCCACTTCTCTGAAACGTCGCATCGTTGCTCGCGAGGTAGAACCTCTGTTGAGCCGTGTTCGTGAAATTATTGAGAATGCTGCTTATGATATGCCTGCGCACGTGTATTTCTCTAAAGAGAACGTCAACGCTTACAGCCGCATGTGCGACCTCGTAATTTGGTACGTTCTCAACACTCCAGACTCTGAAATTCCCGCTGGTTATGACCGCAATTAAACAATCGGAATTTAAGGGTGATGACCGCCATGAGACAATGATTAAAACCATTGTTCAAACGGCTGGTTTTATGAGCAATCCGCGTCAGGCAGAATACTGGCGCGGACTTGCCGATTGCGCCCATCCCGTCCGCGTGGTAAGCGCTTACGATATTTGGGACGCTAATACGGTAAAGATGCTGAATCTTGCTGTTCGTCCAGCTAAAAAGGAATGCTATAGAGTAGCAGCGCTTCTATCTAAAATAACCAGCGGACGGGCGCGTTATACTGAAGGACAGATGTGGGCGAGTGTGCTGGGCGTTGACCACGCTTTCAATTACATTGCTGACCGCGATGTGTACGTGGATTTTACGGTAGAGTTTGCTCTGCGTAAAGACCCCACGCGTGAAGCTCATATAGCGTTTCAGTCTTTTGACGATGACACAATTTGGGATATAATTCAAAGCAACGGATACTATGGCAACATCTACAACGAAGTGTGGCTTAAAAACCATCGCTAAAAAGGACGAGCGCGTCGGAGACCCAGAAGGGTATTTAACTTTCCCTAAAACGGAGAAAGCAAAGAGAATTTACACCAAGCGCGGCACGCGTACATGGGACACTGCTCGTGAATGGCTCGAGGGTATGAACAAGTGTAAGGCGGTACGCTGGAGGGCAGTGGATTCTAAAACACGCGTTGCGGTATGTGACAAAACGGGCGGCAAATGCAATTATGCTTGTTGCCCCAGAGTTAAGAAAAACCAATAAAACACTAAATTACAATGGCAACTTTGATAAAGGTAGACGGCACCAAGACCGTTATAGTCCCTAAAAACAAAAGACAGGGATTCACGATGGACGAAATTTACACAGCCTTGGGTTGTGATATGGTTCAGTGCGTTAATGTTAAGAACGGAGCAGAGGAGAATATGATTTGCGACGAAGAGGCAAAGTGCAAGGCAGGTTGGGTAGACCGTATTAACAAGGAAGCAACGCGGATATTTGCGCTCACTTATGGTCCTGGGCGTGATGTTATCGTTGGTGATGTCCTTATGTGCAACAATAAAGAGTGGAAATAATGAAACAGAATACAGCTTTAAGAATCAATGCCGTTGCGTGGACGGTGATTGCCGTTGCTATTATGGTAGCTTGTTATTTCGCGTGGAGTGAACATGGCCCATATACGCTTATGAGTTTCTTTGCTTCGCTGGTTTTCCACGGAGGCGGTTGCGCGGTGATAGGTATGAGTGTGGGGGACGCTATCAAGCGCCATTACTATAACAAAAATCAATTTCCTCGGGCATGAGTAAGGGTAACGACAAAGCGCCCATGAAAGACGGTACGGGGATGACTCACATGCTTCCTGAAAATGTGGAGATAAATCTCATGTACCTTATGGCGTATGCTATTTGGTTTTTGGCGGATGATGCTGAGCGTCGTATGGCGCCCAAGAAACAAGGACTCCACTTTCAGCAGAAGCAGCGGTTCAACCGTATAATGGAGCATTTGCGAGGACTTAAACAGCAACACGACCTTCTGTTTGAAGACTACATTACAGCGTGGAAAAATACTACGGAAAACTACGACGGAGAACAGTACAACGCCAACCTGATAACGCGGTTACTGTTGTTGTTTTATGATAGGGTTCTGTGTAACGGTGAGCGTGAGGATGCGGTGTTTAAGCTGATACGCAGTTTTCCCGAGGAGGATATCACGGAAGATGTTTTGAAACGTTTTTACATGCAAAAGTTATGATATCGCAGGAATACAATAGGCTCTCGCTGGTTCACCAGCTTGGCGATGAGATTGTCCTCGGAATGGACATCTTTGATACCAATGACATTTGGGACATTATCCACAACGAAACGCTTGAGGAGTTGGAGCAACTGGCTCAGGACGTTCGTGAATACATAGTTAAGAACTATCCGCCAGACGCTTGGTCGCCAGAGTTTTTAGAAAAACAGCTGAAAACATGGGTTTTCCAGTTTACTTGGCGCTATGCGCGTTATTACGTTGGCGTGGATTTAGGAGCTGGAGATGACCACACAACGGTTAATGTTGTTGAAGTGTAATGATTAAAGAATATGAAAAAGGGTGATAAAAAACGTCGCTGGTGGGAAGTGGAAGAACCGCATCCCACAGAGCCTTTGACTCCAGAAGAAGAGCGGGTTATGTTGAGTATAATGGGCGGTTGCTTGCTTCCTATGGTTTTGATTTTTCTTGTTATTTTAATAGCGCTGTTTGCTGGTCATGCGTGAGACGGTAAATTTTTTGCGCACCGTGTACGCTGAAAGCATCCCCGATATAGCGCGTATCATAGTAGCGGAAGCAGAGGGTGACGTTCAGACGCTTGTGGGCTATTTAGATACGGTTGGGGAATTTGTTCAAAAACTTAAAAACGAAATACAAAATGTTCATTGATGAAATTTATGAGCAAGTGCTCATCGAGAAGGGCGGCAAGCCTACCACCGCGCACATTGAAGTGTGTAAACAGAAATTCTTCACAGAAGACGGTAAGCAAATAGAAATGAGCGGTCGCGACCGTGTTATTACGTTGAAACAAATCGAGAACGGATATCAAGGCTTTCGTCGCAAGCACCCTGAATTTCCGGAGCACAGCTTCAGGCGTCACGTTTGGGTTCAGCAAGTAGTTCACGGACATGAAGATGAAGCTCGCCGTGTGTTTCGCGCTTGTGGGTGGAAAGAACTCACTCCAGAACAAATTGGGTTATGAGAATCTATGCCTGAAAATGGGAATAAAATCGTAAATAAAAACAGAAAATAGTCATGGCAAAAGCAACATTTATTAAGGCTGCTCGCAAGGACATTTACGTTCGCGGCAAGTTGGTAGAATTAGTACACGAAAAGGGCAAAAACGCTGGTCAAAAATATACCAAGCGCGACCGTACGCAACCCGAGGATGAGCGGGATGAGATTCTTATTCATAAGGGGGAAAGCTATTGGACGTGGGCTTTCATGAACCAACCTCCGCATTATTCCAAAGAACGTCCGCGTGCTTCTCAGTTGACTCAAAGTGAGTTTCTTTCAACGTATTATAGCATCCAGGAGGAGATTGAGGATTGGAGTCCGGAAAATCCCGAGGATGTTGAAGAATTCGTTGATATCATTAAGGGTGAGCTGGAAGACCTTCGCGATGAAACTCAAGACCGTTTAGACAACATGCCAGAACAACTCCAAGAAAGCGATAGCGGTCAACTCCTCCAGGAACGTATTGATGAGTGCGATAACCTTATCAATGAGTTGGAGTGTATAGATATTACGCCAGATGAGGAAGACGAAGATTGGTTGGAGAATGTGGTAGAAGAAATTCAGAGTATAGGTTTCAATTTGTAACAAAAATGCACATTCTATTTGACCTTAAAACCATAATCGCTTTGGTTTGTATCGTTTTGGCGCTCCTTTGTATCGCTTGGTATTTCGTTTCAGAAAAGGTGAAGGAGTGGCGCAAGCGGAGGGCGCGTAAGTTACTGGGCGATGATATAGCGCGGTATGAGAGACAAATAAAAAAGCTGTCTCACTATCAAGATATCATAGAAGACATGCGCTCTCGAGAGGCAGTCCTTTGTCCAACGCTGCTGAAGGGGATAGTCGATATGCTTCCAGACCCCAATAGAATCAACGGACGGGGCACAGGAACTATTCTTCAAGGACACGAGGTAAAGCTGTTTGTTGCCGGACGGGGCGACGTTCGTTTTCAACTTAAATTCGTTGTTGATGCGGACGATGTACCGACGCGTGAAAAGGGATTGACGGTAAGGGTAGAACCGTTGGGGCAAGAGGTACGATTTACGCTAAAAATTCAAAACCGACGCCAAAGGATTCAGGGGGTAGATGTTGACGTGAATAGTTGGTATTGGGACTTGCGTTTCAGCGGTATCCAACTAATCAGTGACGAGGGGTTTGGGCGCATTATAGACTTTGTATTAAGTAGCCGAGTGGTAAATGACGCGTTTGGAATGAATGGAGCTAAATGCATAGGAGAGTTGTAGTGTAATATGCCTGAAAACGGAAGAATAATACGCACACCAGAAACGGGTTGTAAGTATTGGAATCGCAAGCGTAAGGAATGCGATATAAAAGCAAAACATCGTAATTTGAATCTTTGTAAAATTTGTTCTTATGGGAAGCAATAGTCGTAAACGTCGTCGGGATATTTATAAAGCAAAACAAATCCGGTGGCAAGATGTATGGGAACTTCCGCTGAAACTTGATGAGGGTGACACGTATGCGTTTTCTGCTAACGGGGTTATGGCGTTGACCTTTGAAGGGGAAACAGAAGACCAAATCCGTGAGGCACGTAACATAGTAGCTATCATCAATGGAGAACAAGAAACAGATGGAGCTCACGAATGGGTTCATAATGGCAGCGCGGATATTTATTGCGACGCGGAACGTTTTGTTTTTAGCGTGCGCGGTTGGGGACATCTGACGGGTTCCGCTATGCGTCTTCCCGCCAAAGAAGCAGCACGCATCCAGGATGATTTCATAGCGTACATTTTAGATAGATTAAACGTTTGAACAAAATAAATAAAGAGACAATGAAACAGAAAAGAGTTACAGACGTTCTACAGTTACAACCCCAAGATAAAATTTGGAGCATTGACAATTTAACAGGAAGAGTTGTTATTATTGAGTTTGTTTGTGTACATCCTCACGATGAGAAATATTCCGTGTTTCTGAATGACACCTACGATGGGTTGCCGAAGTTCTACAATGAGAAGTTGGAGAAGGAGAAGTGGTGGAGATACGATGAAAGTATTGAGTGTTGGAGAGATATTTACACCGAGCAAAAGAAGTGGGTTACAAGGGAGGGGCAGTACATTGATGAACGACTGAAAGAGATTTCAAGAAAACTTGATGAGTCTGAAAAACGAATGTATTAGAATGAAACCAAGTTACAGCAGCTCCTCGGCAGATGTGTAGAGTTGTTGTATGGAAGGAGAAATGATATGGAAAAGAAGCAAGAAAATACTAAATCTCCCAAGAAAAATCAAACGCAAGAAAAATCTACCAAAAAATCGGTAAGTCTTGAAACGTTGTTATCAGCGGCAATGGGAGAAGACGGGGAAAAGAAACCCAAAAAGAGACCGTACTTTTATCTTCAGGACTTTGGCTTGATTATTCCTTATTGGGGAATCATAAGCGTTGAAAAAACTTTTGAGTGGGGACGGGTAAACGGTAAGACGGCTATGGTATATGGGCTGATAATAAATCAGGGCATAGAAAGTAGCCCCAATATGCCCTTTGGTGAACGCAAGACCATCTATGCGGACCAAGCCGTAAGGGATGCTAAATTTGATGCTATCCTGAAAGCTATGGAAGAACATAACTACGAATTCAGTAGGATTTAACAATCCATATTTATTAACAATCAAAAACCGTAAAAGCAAAATGAAAAAGTTTGAACTGGTACGGGAAGTCGCTAAACAGAGCGGTCATTCCCAGGAAGTAGTCAATTCCGTCATTGACACTATGTGTGCCGTTGTTGCGGAGACCGTTGTTACCAATGGCGAGGAAGTCAACCTCCCTGCGCTTGGTAAGTTTAAGCAGAAGGTCAACGCAGCGCGCAAGGGTATCAATCCCCTGAACAAAAAGCCTATCTCCATTCCGGAGACCCATACGCTTGCGTTCAAGCCGACGTCTTCGCTGAAGGTCACCGTGGAGTAGGTTCTACGTGTTTTATAAAAGGTTTGTTGAGCAGCGTTCTTTGCGGGGCGCTGCTCTTCTTGTTCCCCAGAGTTTTCTTTATTACAGATAGAAACAAAACTATATG